GGCCACACATGAAAACAGCAAAAGAGCAAACTTTATTTAGGCTCGGTATCTTTACCGGGCTTTTTTAATATATCTTTAGGATTCGGAATAAAACCTTTAAAATAACCGATAATATTAACACCTGTTGTTTGTGATACGTTTTCAAAAATTGATTTTAGTTCAATGCCACAAACAAACAAAGCAACGTAATAAGATAACGTAAGTTCTAAATCTAACATCCACGTGAAAACCTGACTTGATATAATTGCTAAACAATAATCATTCATTTTTGAAATGGTACGTCTAAAACCGCGCGATTGTATTTTTTCTTTTAATGCTTTAGCTTTTCGAACGCCTGTTAAAAAGTCAACTAATAACAAAAATGATAGGCAAATAATAAGCGGTTTTAAAATAAAAAGTTGCTGTTTTATTTCGGGCAAAATCTTAATAAAATAGTTTAGCGAATCAGATGCTAATCTCAGCGAATCGGCGGTAATAGTCAGGGAATCCATCAGTAAATTTTAATGTAGCGTGAAACAATTACCGCGGTTGGTGTACCAATGAAGATATACCACCACGGCAGGGGAACAAATATAACAAAGAATGTAAATGTTAATAGTGAAACCCATGTACCAAAACAGATAGGGCAGGCGCCAAGCATAGACCACGGGTTATTTTTCATATTGTTTTCTACATCATTATAAAGTGATTCTACTTGTTGTAGGTATTCTTTATAAATAGTATCAGCTTCATTAGCTGTTTTGTTTTGCAGTTCTTCGTTTAGTTCCTTATCGCGTTTTTGCTTCCACGCGTTATATTTTGCCCACACGCGTTTTTTTTCTTTGTCTTCAAAGTCTAAGTATAGTTTAGAAATAAACTTGCCGTAAGCGGAAAATATGCGCCCAGAATAATATTCGCCCTGCACAGGTGAACCAATGCAATAATGCAAAAACTTAATTGCAAAGGCTGCAAATATAGATAGTGTTATTAGTGATAGCATATTAGTCTATTGGTGGGAATGGTGGCGATGGTTTTGGTTTATATTCGATTAGCGGTAAATCTTTTACCCAAATAAATTCAGCATTGACGCAAAATTCCATTTCCTCAACAGAAATTATCCAGTTATTATCAATATCATGAATAGGGTTGAAATAGCTGTCATCGTCGTAAAGCTGACCAACAAGCTCATTCTTTTGAGATTCTGTTAAAAGTCCTACTTGTATCATACTTGTCTTCCGAGTGTTGTTTGAAATGCCTGCACGGCTGTGTATAAATTACTTGCATCAGTATCTGTTAAGCCATCACCGATAGTGGCGAAAGCGCATTGAAAATCACTAAACTGACTTACGCTACCACCTAAATTTAAACCACCTATCGAAATAGGGAAGTTTATACCTGTTACATTATCTGCATTTGCATTTACACCTGTAGCTACTAATGAATTATTTCTAAAAGATTTAAATGATGAACTTGAAATCCTTGTACTTAATAAAAACGATTGACCTGTTGGTTCTGCTCCTTGATTTCTATTAGTATTATAATTATAAGAATCCATAAAAAAAACATTACTGCCAGACCTTCCGTAAATTGTATACAAAGGTATAAAAGAACCACCACCCGATGCGCCTATCAAACCCTTATTAGCACCTTGTGTATTAGTTCTACTATAATAACTCATATGAGTATTATTATTTGTTAAAGATGTCGAAGGACTTAAAAAAGTATTGGCATAACCATTCGTACCATTTGGTAGCGCACCATTAGCACTATGTGTCCAACCACCGCTGAACACTAACCTAAATGCTGCGTCAGTATCAGCAGGATTTTTAAGGTTAAACTTGTGCGTTGAAGCAGTACCGCCAACAAAAGGGTAAATGGCTTTCATTTTAGTCCAAATATTATTAGCTTTTAGTGATAGCACTAAGGTATTAATTGCACTTTTTTGCGTTGGATTTGTCAAAGATGCTGCCGTAATAAACGCTTGCGCATCAGGGTCAAAGCCAAAAACATAAGGATTTATTATCATCTTGTTCCGATTAAAGTAATTTTTAAACCTGTTGCGCTTCCGTTCCCGATTTGGTCAATATCAATGGTAATTTCGGCATCATCAGTTAGTGCAGATGTCGTAATAGTTGCAGCTGTTGCGGCCGTTACGCTTGTTTTTTCTGTATTGTCAATGGTCAATTTAGTGCCGAGTACAGAACTACCGCTTTGATTTATGTCAACGGTAAAAATAGAACCCGAAGCCTGTGCCGTTGTAAGCGAAGCACGAACCGAAGTCAATGTCATAGCGTGAGGCATTCTGAAAGTCACTTTTGCCGTTCCCGTTGTTAGTGCTGTAGTTTCATCGCTGGCAGCTAACTGAATTTCGACTGGCAGCCTTTTATTTTTCCATAGTGATGTAGCACTTTCATATAAAAGCGCATCATTATTTGCAAGTGTACCTGTGTTTATTGACACATTGTGCAATTCATCAAGTTCGTATCCGTTGTCAATTTTAACGTAAATTTTGCCGTTAACCGCGTGAGCATATTCGACATAACCAATCCTAACTTCGTGTATCGGTGCGTTTGGTTTTACGTTTGTTATTGCGCCAAAAGTAGTGCCGCTAAGATAAAGCGAATCACCGTCTGCCCAAGTTTCGCCCTGCAATGAACCCGTTGTATTGATTTTTGTAACCTGACCGACCGAGCAAATAAAGCCCTCCTGATTGCCTGCGATATTTTCACAAACAATACCTAACGTTCCTGCGCTATTTGTATCATTATCCGCCCTTGCAAGTTTTACAGAAAGCCTTTGACCCGTTGCACCTGCGACTCTTACAACTTCATAGCCTGCCTTTGTAAGTGCTACTAAAGGCGTTGTTTTATTTACTACTCTTGCGTGAATATGCTGCCCCAAATTTGAGATGGTGTTGCCACCTTTAAGACCTAAATTCAGCGTTCCTTCTGTATCATTCCACGCCAATTCACCCTCTACAACTGAATGTCCAAGTGTTGTTGCAAAATCTAAATTCAGCAAATCAATGATTGCAAGATTATTTGCAGAATTGCCTGATGCCAAAACTTGTGACAAATTAGGAACTGCATTTTGTTGCAATTTCCAAACTGCTGCACCTGATGTTGCATCAATACAATTGTAAACAGTTCCATCATCCAATGTCCAAAGCGAGCTGATTTGATAACCTTTCGTGTTATCGTCATTTACGGTTGGAGTATTTGCAAAGTTATACAAAGATTGTCTGATAGTGTTTCCTGAACTGCCCATTATGAAACGAATACCACCTTCCCATTTGCTTTCATAACCTAAGCCACAAATTTCTGCAATACCTTTATTACCTCCGAGACCAGCGTCAATTGTTCCCTCTTGTAAGCGTGAATTATTATCAAAAATCAATCCGTAATTTGCATCAAAGATAATAGGATTTGCACCCGATGTATTGCCAACATTTAAAACACTTGCTAAGTCTTGTGAACCACCGCCACCACTAACTACAAAAAAAAAATCAGAACTTAACAATTGGGCTAAGTCTGCACAATTACCCGAAAAAGGTATTGCCGCAGCTGGTACTACTTCAGTATTCTGAACCGTTGCCGGGTCTATGTATTCAACGCTGCCGTTATCTTGAACTACTTTAACGCTGCCGTTTACGTTACATTCAATTTCTACGATGTCAGGGCTAAGGCTGTTAATGAAATCGCCCGAAGTCGAATCATAAATAGCTACATTACCATTTGCGAGTTTTACTATGTCAATCATTTTTTATAAGTTTATTTCATTATTATATAATCCTACTTTAGTGCTAAATTCAATACAATCGTATTCAATGCCATCAACTTCAATATTTACAATTTCGCCATCGTGACCTATTATTTGCCCTGTGTATGTGTAGTTTTCGTTTAAGTTTGGCATATCAAAAATAATAGCATCACCATCTTTTACATCTATAAAATATGTAATAGCAATAGAACCAAATGTTAATATTAAATACCATCTACCTTCTGTTATTGCATCTGCAACAATACCCGTATCAAATACAGCATCACAGCTGTTAATGCAGCCCAAATTTAACGTATTTTCACAACAATTACAACAAGCCATATATATAAAATTAAATATTTTCTAAAAAAGGGGGTATTGATTCCAACCCCCTACTAATTGCCCCAAGGTAGCGAAAATGGCGGCATAGTGAATCTTTTATACAATTATTATACTATTACTCATTACGCTTGATGAGCCTATTATATTAGTAGCTGTTACCTCGCAGATTATTTTTGTTCCTAAATCAGCTAATACAGTTGTATATTGATTATTTATTTCGCCTTTAATATTTATTCCATTTCTTTTCCATTGATAGGTAAATGTTATAGGCAAATCGCCGGTCCAAGTTCCATTATCAATAACTTCTAATTTAGAATTAACAATATCATTTCCATCTATTTTTGGTAAAATTGTATTGACTGGTAATCCTATAATTGGTTGCGGTTTATAAGTATCTGTACATATCGTGAACGGCTTACATTTTTCTGTAAGGCTAAAATCATATCTTAATTCAAAATCAATACTTACTATTTGCATAAGGCTTAATAGCGTTTTTGCGTCTTTGCCTGTTTCAGCTGAGTATACTACCCATGGTAGTATTTCATTTGATACCGGAAACAAACGCGGGTTAACTATTGCGTATTGCCATTGAACGCCCTTAAAATTCGCACCATACAGCGCAAACTTAACCGAATCTAATAACATACGCGGATCAGCGCATAAGTTCCAAAAAACTAATTTAAATGGAACACGCACATCCAATTCGATACCACAACTTCCGCGCTTTGTATTTGCTGCTTTTCTTGTTTCCGAAACAATACCATTAGTACGGATATAATAGCCCGCTCCCGAGGTGTCTGTGATGCCAACATAGTTTCGTGTTCCGTTTTGCGTAACATTTAAACTAACAACCTGCCCAGCAGTATCTTTTACAGCTATGCCATTACCGTTAACGTTTACATTTACGGCTGCCATTGCAGTATCAATTTGCTTTATTAGTTCGGTTATTATATTTTGTGTTACGTACATTATAGTAAATCGATTTCTTCTAAAATTGCTAATAGTTCATTTCGTGCGGCTGTTTCGCCTAATTCGCGTTCTGTTTCTGATACGGTTGAAATATCTTTTGCAAAACGTTCTTCTTGAAATTCCATTATATTTGCCATTTCATCATTCGTATAAGTTATGGCACTAACGCTGGCATTTTCAGTAACTTTAATGCTTTGAAATAATGAACCGCTAAAATTTAAATCAACTGTATTTGATTGGCGGCCTGTTAAATCTCTTAGTTCTTTATAACCTTGTGTTAAATACTTTGTTTTATGCGGATTGCCATTTTTAAAAACACTTTGACCGTTTTTGCCTTGTGGCTTTATGCCGCCCGCTGAAACAGTTGTAAGGCTTAACGGATTTATATAAAACGGATTTACACTATATTGCCCTATTGAACCGCCTGATGTATCTAAGCCTAAATAAAATATTCTTTGCTTATATTCTGCAATGACTTGAATAGCGGCAGCCTGTGATATTCTACGCGCTGTATTATCGTCATTTACAACCTGTGCAAGTATTTCTAAGCGTTCAGATATATTCATTAGCCGGGAAACATTGGATACATTCTAAGTCTTGGTTCACATCTATAACAAAAGCGGTCAGTTTCTAACAGCTGAATAATATTATCAATTTCATTATCTAAAGCTTCAATGCTGGCATTTTCCCATTCAGCTATTTTAACATTTGCCCACTCGTTACCGTGCGTTTTAATAAGGTTCAAACGGTTGTTAGGCGAAACCCATTCTTTAAGAATTTGCACACCTGTTTGATACAGAATTGTCATGCCTAAACGGTCCAAAAACTGACAGATAATATCTGTATCTACACAATCAACACGAACACACGCGCCAAGATAACCCGAAGGCGAAGCACTAACACCGTTCCAACCTTCAACATTTAGCACCATATCGCCGCAAGGCTTACAATTAGATGCAGCATTACAAGTGTACAGATAAGGCGCTACATTTGTAGTATCAATGGTTATTAAAATTACATCTTCATTAAAAAACTTTTTAACAAATATGTGCATTTCCGTATCTGCAAAA